TCACAAATAAACCGCCAATGCCCTCTCGTAAATAAGGAGAAGGTGCAACTCGTTTGCGTACATGCCTTTCATTGCCGGAAAAATCAAGCGGGAGCACGAATTTTGGCGGAGCCGAGAAATTTTTGACAAGAGCTCTGTCTTTCGAAAAGATATAAATAATAGAAGAAAGAGGAAAGAAGAACGAGTTTCCACATGGATTCGATTGTAATCCGCGTCGCAAGTTTTTATACTAGAAAGGATGTGAATGAAAAAAGGTACAAGGAGTTGTATATAGATGGGTGCATCTTGTGGCATTGTAGGACTTCCAACCATCCGAGTAGTTAATCTGCGTGCCATGTGATAACCACTTCAGATGCATTTGAAACATCTACGTGGTGTATAAGTTGGCGAATTGCATTTTTGGATTTCGCGCGGTCGAGTGAGAGTATGTCATCGATCAGTCGTTTCGCCTTTTGCTTAACTACATCCCCGCCATTTTTCTGATCTGACCTTTCTAGTTCCTTCAATTGCTCTAATAAGCGCGCTCGATCCCTCTCAATCCTTTCCTTTGCTTTCTTCAAGTCGTGGGCTGTAATCAAATCATCCTCGTAAGCTTCTATTTGTCTTTGGGCCTTCAAGTCCAGTTTATGGAGCTGCTCATAAATGTCTGTCTTGTTAGTTTTTTTGGCCGAGTTTGTTTTAACAACAGTGATTTCCAGGTTGTTTGCATCCGCGGTTGTAATTCTTTTTATTTCATTGATAATAACAGATTCCAAGTCATCACGGTGAAGGTGATGGAAGTAGCAGCCACCTTTTTTCATATAGGTATTACATACGTAGCGGTAATAAATATTTTTACCTCGTTTCGAGTCCTTGCGTCCAACCATTTTTCCGCCGCAATGAGTACACACTAGTAGACCTGTTAGTAGGTAATTTGTTTCGTCGACATATCGACTAGCAGACTGTTTTCGCGATCGAAAAATTTTCTGGATGGCGTCAAAAGTATCGCGATCCAAGATCGGGTCGTGATGATTTTCTATGCGAATCCACTCTTCCTCTGGGCGGGTAAAAATACGAGTGCCTTTACGGTATGTACGGTTATACACAAAGTCGCCAACGAGTGTTTCTCGCTTTAGCAGATCGCGAACAACTCGATCCTGCCACTGGTTTCCGTCCTTTGTGGCAATTCCTCTTTCGTTTAAGCGCTTAGCGATTTCCCACGCGCCATAGCCTTCTAATGCCCATTTTGCCATTTGTTGAACAGCGAGGGATTCTTCTAAGTTTATTTCCATAACGCCATTCTTAACGTTGTAACCAAAGCAGGGCCTGGAAATGATCTTTTCGCCCTTTCTTGCAATCGCGCGCATGTTATCCCGAACTCGCTCTGAAATCCGCTCACGTTCGAATTCTGCGACCATGCCAAGCATTTGGAGTGTCATACGGCCGGCAGGTGTTGTTGTATCGAATGATTCGGATGCAGATACATAGCTACAGTTGTGCTTTTCCAAATAGTCGATAACAGATAGGATATCGAACAGGCGGCGCGAAAGCCTATCCAGTTTCGTCGTGATGATAAGTGTATATTTTTCTGTTTTCACATCGCCCAGCAGCCGCGTAAGCTCAGGACGTCTCAAGTCCTTTGCGGAATACCCATCGTCTTCGTAGATGGTAGGCGCGGGCCATCCCATGGCTTTGCAGTATGAAATCAATCGCTCGCGCTGTTCGTCAAGCGAGAAGCCTTTTTCAGCTTGTTCTTCCGTACTAACACGGATGTAACCAGCTATTCGCATAGTCAGTCCCTCCTATCTCTGTTTTTAACGCCACGGATTCATTTGCAGCAGTTCTTCCAGATCGGATACCTGCAACACTAAAAATTCTGACTCCCAAAAGTCCTTCCCGTTTTCAGTTGATCGTCTGCGGAGCGGATCAAGGCTGATACCGAACTTTCCGGGGCGGTCTTCATTCAGGGTGAGGTCCCCAAGTGTGACGGTAATACCCATGCTGTCTGAGGGGAATTCTTCTGGACTCAAGCGATCAAACGGAGCGGTCACAGGAACATAGGCCATATCTTTGTTCCAATCGAGCTCACCTTTCTTAAACAGGATCACGTACCAGATCGGGGCGAGGGCACCATCGAAATAATCGTAAAATACTTTGATTTTCATTCAAAAACAACCCCTTTGTCTTTTTTGCGTTGAATGGCAAGTCTAAACATTTCCTTTGCTTCATCGCACCAATTGGCTGGGTCGGCTTTTCTATACAGACTTCTTTGATGGGACATGAACTCAAGATCACTCTGTTCCCGGAAAATCCGGGCTTTGATTTGATGATATCTCCGGGAGGCGAGGGTGACCGGGACGTTGAACACATGAGCCCAGTAATAAGGGATCTCACGCTCATATGATGGCAACTCGAGTTCTTGAACCATGAAAAAAGGGATGGAGGCATACTGCTGAAACAATGATGCCTGCGTCTCCTGCAAGTCTTTAAATGCCTTTGGCAGCATGGCTTGGTTGCCGATGTGACGGAGAGGGTGGCACAGCTCATGGAAAAAGGCTCCGCGTGCATCAGGCTCGTCCAATCGCGAGTCGAGATTGATTAGAAAATCCCTTGTTCCATCGTCCTCCCAGCGGGCATGAGATTTCGTAGGCATATAAACGATTTCGCCTCCAAACATTCTGGCGATCCGGTCTATGTCGAGATCGAGCGGTGTAAAAATGCAGTTTTCGAGGTATTTGTCTGTAATCCATTGTTCAACGGGAGTTAATTTGTAGAGTGAAAGATCCATCTATAAACCTCCTAGCAAACGTATGTTCTGTTTGGGAGCGAAAATAATTGCCCCGTTTGGGGCAATAATAAGCGCTTCTCTGCTTGCTTAGCGCAAAACTTAAAAATTTCTATTCAAGCGCAGAATCTTCACTTAATCCCATTCCTATTTTAAAAGCGGACCAAACTTTGTCAATTTCAGGCTTTCGAGGTTCAATTAATTCATTAAAACGCTTTATAAATTCATCGTACAAGGAATAGACGGGTTCTAATGTCGAAATGTCAATTTTAAATTCGGTTTTGTTTAGGGTGAGAGTGTCATTAGAAACTCTTCCGAATTCTGATCTGAACCAATTCGTTTTTATAATCTTTTCTTCCATATGCTCGAGTGCATTTCTTGCTCTTCGATAATTATCTAATTTACTGTAATTCTGAACGATTGAAATTAATACTGGGTCCTGGAGGTACTCTGCTAATTCATAAGCTAATTTGTATACCTTATCAAGACAAATTAGACAAAAATGAATATCACCAAAGTACTTGGTAAAAGCAACTAATGTATCTTTACTGTTACTTCCAGTTTCGTTATAAGCTCGATCAATATCCTGGTCATCAGCGTGTAGACGTTGCATTTGTATAGTTGACATATTAACATAAAATTCTAAGTACTCGAGTAAGCCTGTTGCCTTATCATTTTTTTCGTCAGGGAATAAAATAGGATCGTAGAAGTAATAGCGAATCCTTTTATACTCATCGTATATTCTCATTTATTCGTCCCACCTAATTAATGGAGGTGAAAAAATGGTTTACTGCCATAAAGTCAACTATTCTTACATTGATAAGAACGGTCAACAAGTAAAGAAAGCAAAGGATGATGACACATTAATGTGCATGATCGAGGAAGTAATGTGGGAGGTGAAATCAAAAGCAAACCTATCTGAAAAGATTTTTATCGAAATTATCCCCATGGAGTAGATGCCTCTTCTACCTAATCCCTACACTTCTTCTAGCCAGCGAGTTTACTGTCTGTCTCAAAGCTGATACAGCTTATTTCCCTTCTCTTTCTTTTGCCTTCCGCTCCTTCATTCTACGAAAAAGCTCCAAGCTCTCCATCAGGTAGTCCATTTCTTCCTCGTCAAGCTCTTCCACACCGCCATCGATAAAGGCAAGTCCTTGGATGGGCTTGTCCTTCTTGTTGGTAGGGGAGGGAGCGCTGGCGCGGCCTAAAAGGTAATCGACTTGCACGTCAAAAAAGTCTGCTATTCGCTCAACCGTTTCAAAACTGGGTTCTCTTTTATCGGTTTCATACATAGCCAGAGTGCTTTTGGCGATGTTTAGACGGCTAGCAAGTTCAGCCTGAGAAAGCTTTTTTTCAGTTCTGAGCTTTGATAATCGCTCACCAAAAGTACCCAAGAAGATCACCTCTTCTTTTATGATACATCACGGAACGTGATTAAAAAATATCGGTCACAAAAAGTGATTTTTATATTGACTGGTCACGAAATGTGACTATAATAAGTATTGTAAGCGGTCACGAAACGCGAACGGAGGTGAAAGTGTTGAAGAAGAACGAAAAGATGGCTTCGCTTCGTGGAGAACGTTCACAAAAACAAGTTGCAGATGAGCTTGGTATTCCTGTTAGCACCTATGCAATGATCGAAGCTGGCCATCGTTTTCCACGAAAAGAATTGCAGTTAAAACTGTCTCGATACTTCGGCGTGACTGTAGATGAACTTTTTTTTACCGAAAACGATCACGAAACGCGAACAAAACCTGCCTGAAAGGAGTGACCACCATGAAGAAGAAACGTCCGCAACTTCGCGTTGTAGGTCATAGGGTCGTAAGTCGAAAAGACCCGACTAAGGTACTGGGTAATCGACCAGAAGACTTTCCGTACCTAGTCGCAGCGTGCAAGGCAGCGATCGCAACGATGACCACTGATGAGATTCATGTCGTGAAAAGGGTGGCAAATCAATGAATCTCACGGAAATCAACGGCCTGCACGAAACCACCAGCGCCAAAGAAGCAAACGAGTTGCTTCAAAAAGGATGGACACTCTATGACATCGAGAAGCGAAACGGTCGTTACACGTTCCTGCTGGTGATGCTGTAATACCGCTTTAATATCCATGTCACACAACTGCATAGAGCGCCGAAGAGCGGGAGCGAGCGAAGATATGAGCCGCGCCGGAATACATCAAACCGGGCTGTCTGAACAAGGTCAAAGGTCAGGTAAGGAAGGGTTAGGTCACTGCCAAGACTCGACGCTGCACGCAGTTGTGTGAGAGAAAGCGAGGTGAAAGCGGTGGATAATCTTGAGCATCTGGTTAAAAGGATTGGCTGGTACACCAAAAAGGTAAGCCAGCTCGGGTCCTGGCCCAAGCAGAAACGAGATCGATGGCGCCCGAGACTTCTTGCTTACAAAGAACGTTTACACGATCTAATCGAACAAGAAAAAATGCCCTCGGCTCCGAGGTTTGCCGAGGGAGAGCCTGAAAGATGAGCACAGTTTCATTGTACATCGACAACTACATATCGACAGTAAAGGAGGCACGAACGCATGAGCGCTAACCAATACGGCAAACAATTGGGCCAAGCGCTTATGGAAGCAGGTATGACACAACTGAGTTTCAGCTTCGATGCTCACGTCAGTCCGGAATCCATCAGCGCCTATAAAAATGGGCGGGCAATTGCTCCGCCCGATGTGAAGTCAAGATCGATCCTTGCAACCGACAACCCATTTCTGGCGATCGCGGCAGCTTATGAATCAACAGCTGGGACAAGCCCTGTGATTTTTGACGGAGAGAATGTAGAGCTTAACCGCCATACGGTCGTTAGGAAAACGGTTCAAGAAATGAAGGAGCTGCTTGTCGCCATCGAAAAGGTCGAGCCTCTGCTTATCAAGTCACCGCGGAGCCTTACCACTGAGGAACGACTGAAGGTTGAACATCTGGTACAGGAAACGCTGGATGTGGTCACTTCTACAACGAATATGGCAGCTTTCATTACGAAAGAGACAAAGTTGGGGTGGATCTCCCAATGGACCAAGCACAAGACGAAGTTGGTTAAAAATGGCCTGCTCAAGATGGTGAAGGAGGTAACCAGTCATGGATGACAGATACATGGTCTTTGATAAGAACCAGCTTAGCCTGATGTTGGTGGCTCTCGTAGAGAAGACAGCCCGTTTGAGGGTGGCAGGGGATAAGATTCAGGCTGAGAGGCACCGCATTACACTCAACACCCTGGCTGATATGTCACGCAGTAAAAGCGGTTATCTCGATGAGGAGCAATTGCTTCAGGTGGCAGATGCTTTGGAAGAGGCAGCACTCCAACGAAGCGGCCTTAGACAACATGATGCCCCGCACATGGAGTGGCTTGCTGGACGACTTCGTGAAATTAAAGCGGCGAGGGAGAAAGCATTCAGGGAAAAGTATTTTCCCGGCGGTAAGGAGGGAGTAGCGTGAACAAAAAACTAGCCACAGCAGCGGAAATGCTTGAAGACCTCAAGAAAAATCCTGAGCTTCGGAAGAAACTCAGTAAACGGGCAATCTGGGGATTGATTGAACTGGCTGAAAAGGAAAAGACGGCCTGCTCGCAACAGACCGCCTAATCAAGTCAGAACAAGTATTCAGTATAACAGTAGCTTATCACAGCTACGCAAGGAGGACAAGACCGTGAATTTGAATGAGCGATTGAAAAGCAAAGAGATCGTTTCTAATGAGTTGCTGGGCGGACAATTTGAACGGATGGCGACATACAAAACGGACGGAACGCTCCGCATCGAACAGACACCCGACTTTAAACCGGGAGCAGGCTGGCTACCGGGACAGACAGTCGTCCTCCAAAACTGGGAAGAAATTGTTCGACTACGTGACTACTTGAACAGCCTGGCTCCGTTGCAGAATGAAAAAGGCCAGAAGGAGGCTATACAGCATGAGTCAGCAATTGCCTGATTTTCCGACTTACGTGGAGCAAACGGAGCCGATCAGACAACAGTACCTTCAGCCACTGGCTTTTGATACAGACGAAGACGGCAACCAATTGGAATGGACTGCTCGGGACGTGATCGAAGAATTGGAGTTGATCATTGACGCACGTGCGACGATGGCTCCAGCAGAGTTCCGACAGTATATCCGAGAACAGGCGAGACGTCTTTTGAAATAGTCGAAACTGGGGCTCTCCGCCTCAGTCTGCCGGACCTGGCCGCCCGGCACTGATGAGACAGGCCTTACATAGCGAGGCATGAGCGTGGCGCAGTCAAAGGAACTGCAACGGCTGCCGTAGAGGTTGGGACGGCGGCGGCCTCGTGACCAAGCGAAAGGAGGGATAACATGCCCAGAATTGAGGAAGTCCGCAACATATTGGAGGACATTCGAGAAAAACTAGAGCGTCTCTGGAATAAAACTGATGATCGACGCGAAACAACGCCTGAGATTTTACGTGGATTCGCCGATTTTAGAGCAGGGATTTTGGACGAAATCATCAGCGATCTCAAAGATGCGGAAAAGCATCTGCTTGAGATTGAGGAAGGACTCGAGGAAGAAAACGAATAAGACCCAGCGCTGCAACGCTGAGCCTTAGGTGAAAACGCTATGCAAGATTCGTTACCACAAGCGTAGCGTGTTCTCCTACAAAAATCAATAGGAGGGGCTTATATGAGACGTATTAGCTTGCTGAAACTCACTTTACGTAATTTCAAGGGTATCCGAGATTTTACACTCGAAACAAATGGTACGAGCACCGAGGTATTCGGAGATAATGCAGTCGGAAAAACTACTCTTTTCGATGCCTTCACCTGGCTCCTGTTTGACAAGGACAGCCAGAACAAGAAGGATTTCCAAATCAAAACGCTAGATTCTCGCGGAAACGTCCTCCACGGTGTGGAACATGAGGTTGAGGGTGTCCTGCTGGTCGATGGGAAACGGATCACGTTACGCAAGGTTTACGCTGAAAAGTGGACGAAAAAACGCGGTTCAGCGACCGCCGAGTTCACTGGACACACAACGGATTATTTTGTGGATGGTGTACCGGTGAAGATGAATGAGTACAAAGAACGTGTCGACCAGATCGTCAGTGAAGATGTTTTTAAGCTCCTGACAAACCCGACATATTTCAATGAGCAATTGAAGTGGCAAGAGCGCCGCAAGATACTGTTGCAGGTATGTGGTGACATATCTGACGATGACGTGATTGCCAGCAGCCGGGAATTGGCGAAGCTCCCGAGCATCTTGAACGGCCGCAACATAGAAGACCATCGAAAAGTGATAGCCGCCCGCCGGGCAGAGATCAACAAAGAGTTGGATAAGATTCCGGTCCGTATAGATGAGGTACAGCGTTCGATGCCCGATACAAGTTCTTTGAATGAAGAATCATTGCAACAGAACATTACTACCCTCACAGAACAGCTCGATAGCAAGGAGGCCGAGCTATTCCGCATCCGGTCTGGTGGCGATATTGTGGTAAAGGAAAAGCGGCTACGTGAAATCGAGGGCGAACTGCTGGAGATAAAAAACCAACTGCAGGCTGGAACGCTTGAGAAAGCGGGAAGCAAGCGGCAGGAAGTATCTGCTCTCAAAGGCGACTATGACGAGTTGGTGAGACAGGTGAGGGACAAATCTCGCACCATCGAGCGAAACAAGCAGTGGATCATAGAGCGACAAGCGGAAGCCGATCGCCTTCGCCAACAGTGGCACGAAGTAAATGGTGAAATGTTTGAACATCATCATGATATGGACTGCCCAACATGCGGCCAAGCCCTGCCTGAGGAAAAAATTCAAGCTGCTCATCAGAAGGCCCAAGCTGATTTCAACCGACGAAAGGCTGAGCGTTTGGAGCAGATCACAGCAAGAGGCAAAACTGCAGCGGATGAAGCCAAACGGTTGGAGCAGGAGAACGCCCTCTTGGCTAGTGAGATTGAGGTTTTGGAACGACAAGTTACTTCGAAAGAAAAGGAAATCCAAGAAGCCGAATTCGAGCTGAACGAACTGCAAACTGGCATCAAAAGTGTTGACTCCGACCCGGGTTATCTCCAGAAGAAACAAGAAGCAACAGTTATCCATCAGGAGATTGAGCAGCTACGTTCATCTGTGCAGGAAGCAGCGGCAAAGGTCCGGGACGAAATCGTCGATTTGAAAGCCAAGGTCGAAGCACTGGAGCAAGAGAAAGCCAAGTTTGCCCAGGTTCGGGCCGCCAAGGAGCGGATCGCGGAACTGTCAGAGCGGGAAAAGGAACTGGCTGCCGAGTTTGAGCGATTGGAGCAGGAACTCTTCCTGACCGAGGAGTTTATTCGCACAAAGGTCAACTTGCTGGAAGAAAAGATCAACAGCAAATTCCGATACGCGCGATTCAAATTGTTTGAACAGCAAATCAACGGCGGGCTTGCAGAAGTGTGCGAGACCACGTTCAATGGGGTGCCATATAGCAGCGGTCTGAACAATGCAGCACGGATCAACGTCGGCCTGGACATTATCAATACACTGTCTGAACACTATGGCATCACAGCACCAATCTTCATCGACAATGCTGAAGCTGTCACACGAATGATGGAAACGATCGGCCAGCAAATTCGCCTGATTGTAAGCGAAAAGGACAAGCAGTTGCGTGTCGAAACGCCTCAATCTGACATGAAGGAGGCAGTATAGATGACTGACCAAACAAATGCAATGACACAAAGGGAATTGACTCAGTCCGAACGCTTCATGAAAAAGGTTGTTTCCGAGTTTAGTGCAAGCGTCGGAACTATTGCCTTAACCGATTTCCAAAGACGTCTCGCTCAAAACTATTTCATCGCTTTGGACGCTGTTTTGAAGACAACTGAAGAGAAACGCTTGAAAAAAGCGGAAAAATATCGAGATCCACTCCCAGTAATCTGGGCCAATGTGAACATGGAGAAATTAGCTCGAGACGTCGTGGCTATGGCAAGAGTCGGGTTTGACCCGGCTCAGCCAAACCACATAAACCTGATTCCCTTCAAGAACAACAATACAAACAAGTACGACATCGCCTTCATAGAAGGGTATCGTGGTATCGAACTCAAGGCGACAAAATATGGCCTTGATGTGCCTGATAACGTAATTGTCGAGTTGGTTTACTCTACGGACAAGTTTCGGTCAATCAAAAAAGATTGGAAAAACGAGTGCGAAGGGTATGAGTTTGAGGTTACTAATCCATTTGATCGTGGGGAGATCATCGGAGGCTTTTACTATCACCAGTACACTCAAAAGCCAGAGAAGAACAAGCTGGTTACGATGAGCATTAAGGATATCTTGAAGCGTAAGCCAGATCATGCCAGTCCTGAGTTTTGGGGAGGACAAAAAGACAAGTGGGAAAACGGTCAGAAGGTAGGAAAAGAGCAAGTTGAGGGCTGGTATGAAAAGATGTGCTGGAAGACCGTATATCGTGCAGCCTATAGCGATATCACAATCGACAGTCAAAAGATTGATGATGACTATTTGCGCTTGAAGCAGTTGGAAGCGGAGTATGCAGAAGCGGAAGTTGCTTTAGAAGTCCGAGAGAACGCGAACAGAGAGGTGATCGACATTGAATCGGAAGTAACCATTGTCGATCAGGGGAAAGTTTCAAGCAGGACGCAAGAAGACCAACAGTCTGATCTCTTTGCTGATCAAACTGTCGAGCAAGGACCTGGGTTCTGATGATCGAGATCAAACCACTTAGCTCCAGTAGTGCCGGAAACGCCTACCACATAACCGATGGATGTACCGCCTTGCTACTTGAGGCGGGCATCCGGTATAAGGACATTCAGCGGGCGCTAAACTTCCAGACATCGGGGCTTGCGGGGTGCCTGCTCTCTCACGAACACGGAGACCATGGAAAGGCTGCAGCCGAAGTGATGAAGGCCGGAATTGACGTTTATGCCTCCCAGGGCACACTCGAGGCCCTGGGACTATCCGGGCACCGTGCCAAGTCCATCAGAGCAAAGCATCAGTTCAGGATAGGTACATGGTCAATTCTACCCTTTGATGTGCAGCACGACGTGGCAGAACCACTGGGCTTCTTGCTGGCTAACCAGGCGGGAGAGAAATTGATGTTTGCCACAGACACCTATTATATCCGCTACCGATTCAAGGGGCTGACACACATCATGGTCGAGTGCAACTACAGCCTACAGCTGCTTAACGAGAACATTGCAGCCGGCCGTGTTCCAGCAATGATGAAAAAACGACTGCTTCGCTCTCACTTCAGTTTGGAGAACGTGAAAGACTTTCTGCTCGCGAATGATCTTTCCCAGGTGCAGGAGATATGGCTACTGCATCTGAGCGATAACAACAGCGATGAAGCAATGTTTAAACGCGAGATTCAGGAGTTGACTGGGAAGCCTGTACTCGTTGCGGAGCGATAGTCATGGAAAGACAAACCGAATGGATCCTACTTCCGGACCTGTACCGAACTTTGGATGATCCAGAGACATTAAAGAGGTTCGCCGCAGCTTACATGGCTCGGTACTATCCGGAGTGGGAGCCGATCAAAATCAACAACTACAGAGTTCTAGCTGAAAGGCGGGGGAGGGAAATGGATGAGGTGTAACCACTACAGCAACGATTACTGTGCGGGCGTTTCACAAGAGGAGGCGATTTAGCAATATGGCTAGCCCACAACCTACAGATGCACACCTCAGAATAGCCCATACGCTTCTGGAAGAGATCGCAATGCGAGACTTCTCTAAGCGACAACGTAGCATCATTGATTTGGTGCTGAGGCTGAGCTGGGGGTGCGGTAAAAAAGCATGGATGTATGACGGATACGCAGATTTTGAGGCTGTTGGCGTGTATCGAAATGTAGTGAGCGAAGAGCTGCAGTATCTGGAAAGGAACCGAGTTATTAAGTGGTTTCCAGAACATCGAATCATCATGTTCAACAAACATTTTGACGATTGGACGATAGCACGCAAGAAAAAAACATCATCGGAACACATGAAAAAGCTGGTTAACAACAGCTTACAAAACATTGAAGTCACCAATGTTTTGTTGTCGACGCTACTACAAAACATTGATGCGAACAACGAATCATTGTCGGAAACAACAAAAAATATGACAAGTGACAATGAAAAATATGATGGGGATAACTCTTCAAACTCTTGTGGCTCTAAGAGTAAAGAGGGGTCTAAAGAAAGTCTTTTAAATAAATCTTTTAAAATATCTTCTTCTACGAACGAGATACATACCGAGATCGGCATCAATGACACCGTTTCGGAAGAAGAGCCTGAACTGAATGAAATGGAATTGGCATTTAGGCGTGTGGAAGAAAAGATGATCGCGAAAACAGGGCGCATGTACTACTTGAAAGGCGAGGAACCCAAAAATATCCATTCGTTCCTTCTCAGCGGAGGAACAGTGGACATGCTCCTCGCTGCTATAGACGAAGCTTTTGAACAGTATCAGCCACGGTATCCAAATGACAAGATAACGTCGATCAACTATTGCCTAACATTTGCATGGAAAAAGCTAGAACGAAGCAGAGCGATCGGGAATGGAAAGGACGCGCAAGCAATGCCTGTTCGTAGTCATCCTCAGCCAAGACAGAGACGAAACAATGTCGTACCAATGGTGGACAAGCTTCCAGCGTCCGTTCAATGGCAACTTGAGCAACAAAGCGTACAGCAGCCTATGAACACCGAAGAGCCTAAAACGATCGATGATTATCCCGAGTTAAAAGCCATGCTTGAGCAACTTCGCCAAAAACAAAAACAAGCCCGATAGGAGGAGCGATCATGCAAGCACTTCAAAACGTTTTCAGTTTTCAAGAAAGGCCGGTTCGTGTGGTGGTTAAGGGCGGCGAGCCCTGGTTCGTTGCAAAGGATGTTTGCGATATTTTGGAGATCGCCAACAGCAGGGATGCAGTCAGCCGACTTGACGACGATGAAAAAGATGCCGTCGGTTTAACCGACACCATCGGTCGACAACAAACCATGACGGTAATCAGCGAATCTGGTCTGTATGGTCTTGTGATGAACAGCCGTAAACCCGAAGCAAAAGACTTTCAGCGATGGGTCAGGAAAGTGGTCATCCCGTCCATTCGTAAGCACGGTGCCTATATGACGCCAGAAACGATTGAAAAAGCGTTGACAGATCCGGACTTTATTATCGGGCTGGCTACAAGGCTTAAAGAAGAGCAACAGGCTCGTATAACAGCAGAAACCAAAGCGCTTGTCCTGGAACAGCGCGTGGCAGAATACGAGCCGAAAGTCACCTACCTGGACCAGATCCTGCAGTCGAAAGATACGGTCACCATCACGCAGATCGCCAAGGACTACGGGATGAGCGGACAAAAGCTGAACCAGATCCTGAACGAGGAAGGTGTGCAGTACAAACAAAATGGTCAGTGGCTGCTCTACCGGAAGCATCACGATAAGGGCTACACCAAGTCATACACAGTTGACGTGGTTCACTCCAACGGGGAGCAGACAGTTAAGATGAACACGCGTTGGACCCAGAAAGGCCGGCTGTTTATTCATGATCTGCTTACCAAGCGCGGCATTTTCGCAATGATCGATAGAAAAGATATTGGGGCCTAGTAGGAGGGGGAAGCATGAGAATTCGGACAAGCCAAGCGAACCGAGGACAAGCCTTTGAACAACTCCTGAACTTCACGAATCTTCAGTACGAACGGGCCGGAATCGCACTCATTCACAAGCGCCCTACACCAATGAAGCCCCTTCGCAAACAGGGATTCCACTTCATTGCAACCTTTGAGAAAAAATCGACAGTGGATTATGACGGGGTGTACCGAGGAAAAGCGATTTACTTCGAGGCTAAATCTACCCGAGAAGAGACTCGTTTCCCCCTGGATAATATTGAGCATCATCAAATCACTCACTTGGAAAGGGCCGAACAACAGGGGGCTATTTGCTTCTTCCTAATTGAGTTCGCGAAATCACAAGAAGTATTCTTTGTCCCCTTGTCAACGATCCGTCACTACATGCTTCACGCCCAAACTGGCGGACGCAAAAGCATTCCAAAAGACGATTTCGAGTACTACGCATATGCCGTACAAAACACAAAGAGGGCCGCGCTGGATTACCTGCTATGGGTAGACAAGCTAATAGGCGAGGCGGCGTAAAAGAGGGAGCGTGTGGAAGATGAGCAATCCACAAAAGCCAAAGCGTCAGGCACCTGTAATTGTCCCAAGGAAAATAGCTGAATGGGCAAGGAACGAAAGCGGAATCGGTCGCCTAAACAATTACAAAGTGGGCGGCGGCCGGCCGTCTTGGAATGGACGGAGGTAGTTCACCCTGGATACCGTTTTCCATGGCCTCCAAAAAGCTCACGGACAGCGTTATAGTCGCGAACGTGGAGGTCTGGGAAGACAATAGCTACTTCACCTGGGAATAACTCAAGTCGGTCAGAAGGTTGCTCAATGGAGAACGGAAGACCCATCGCAGCCAAAGCATCTTTTAAAAACGTTACATCTCCCCAAGGGACCGGATAATAGAACGACTTTTCCACGTGATCACACTCCTGCAGGAAGCTTAGCACAGGCCGATGAGACAAGAAAAGAGGGATCAGTATGAACTTTGTTGAGCCAATCAGAGATAAAGCAAAACTGGAAGAGCTGAAAGCACTATTGAAAAAGCAATCGGCAAGGAACGGATTTTTGCTGATGTTCGGCATCAACACAGGGCTACGGATTTCGGATATTCTGCCTTTGAAGGTTGAGGATGTGCGTAACAAGTCACACCTGTTGATTACAGAAAAGAAGACTGGAAAGCGAAAACGATTCAAGTTAAACCAGCAGTTACAAGAAGCAATCAGAAGCTACACCCAGGGAATGGACGATGACGAGTTCCTGTTCGCGTCGTCAAAGAGGCCTCAGCCGATTACGAGGGTTCGGGCCTACCAGATTCTGAACGGAACTGCCCGTAAGATAGGGCTGAGCGAAGTTGGCACACACACTCTGCGGAAGACGTTTGGGTACCACTTCTATCAGCGGACAAGGGACATAGCGACGCTGCAGATGATATTCAATCACAGCCACCCGGCGATCACGCTGCGCTACATCGGAATCACACAGGATCTGATCGATGAGGCCGTGGATGGATTCAGCTTATAGGCTTCACAATCTTCATTGTGGCCAACTCCACAAGCCCGTGATTACCGAAGTGCTGATGATCCAGATTCGCCACGGGTGGCCCGTAAAGCTGAGCAGGGGTGGAGCCCAAACCTTAACGATGCAGTGAAACTCTGGCCAACTCCCCGAGCGAACGATGCTGAGAAACGGGGCAATATTAACCCGAATGACCCGAGGAATGGATTACCTGCGGCCGTAAAGCTCTGGCCGACTCCAAAAGCTACTCTGCGCGGGGATTGTCCCTCTGAGCGAGAACGGAGAACACCTGACCTTCATGCAGCGGTTAAGATGTGGCCTACGCCGAGGGCAAGCGACGGCGAGAAGGGCGGCCCTAATCAAAGGGACAGCAAGGGGAATTACGCTCTGCCTGGTGCGGTTCATCACGCGAAGGAACCGGGTAAAGGGCAGCTCAATCCGGACTGGGTTGAATGCCTGATGTGGTTCCCGATCGGCTGGACGGACATCGACCGTGACGAAACAGAATCACACTGGATCGACGAACCAAGATGGCCGGCAGGACCGCAGGAAGAACAGCACGAGTGGGAGCCGCCGCGGGTGGCAACCGGTGTGAAGAATAGGGTGCCCAGGCTAAAAGCATGCGGGAATGCTGTCGTGCCAGCCCATGTGTATCCTTTCTTGGCAGCCATTAAAGCGATACACGATTCGGAAATGAATTAACAAAATGCTCAGGGAGATAAGGAGGGGAACACTTTGGCAAGATCGCCGTTGATTTGGTTCGGGGGAAAGGGTAAGGTGGCTCCGCACATCATAACGAGGATGCCGACACATAGTTGCTATGTTGAGCTTTTCGGCGGAGCGGCGCATGTGATTGCTCAAAAACCACCGATCACCAACGAGGTTTATAACGATATTGACGGCGAAGTGGTCAACTTCTTGCTGGTGGCCAGAAGCGAACCAAAGCGATTGCGTGAAGCTTGCGAGTCACTGCCATACAGCCGGATGCTTTACGAGAAGTGGAAGAGAGAGGAACCACCTCAAGACGATTTTGAAAAGGCTGTCAGATTCTTCTACGTTAACCGGTCAGGTATCGCCAAAGGCAATTCCGATTCTGTCTTCTCAACAGATACAGGATGGAGACACAGCAGGGAGCATAACACTGCCCGGACGTATCAATCAGCTTGCCAGGCAATCGAGGTATTTGCAGAACGGATGAAGACGGTTATGATCGACAACCGCGACTTCCGGGATATCGTCAGGGTGTATGATTCACCCACAACGCTGTTCTATGTTGACCCTCCATACATCGGCCGGGAAAAGTATTACGCGCTGACAGAAGCGGACAGAGAGGATCCAGAGCGGTTACATCGTGATCTGGCTGAAATCCTGAACAACATCCAGGGTAAGGCGATCATCTCATACTACGACCATCCACTTTTGGACGAGCTATACCCAACCTGGCGTAGAGAGACATTCACATCTGCCCGGCAGGTGGTCAACGGCAGCAACAACATTGCAGAAGAATTAATGCTGATGAATTTTGAACACGAGCAGATGACGATCGATGATCTGTAAGCATGGATACACAATGTGTAGGGAAGAAAGGAGCATCGGCTATGTTTGAGTGGCAATTGGCGATCAAGGGAGAAGATACATGGGGACGCCGGACGGTTGTAGCTGAGACAGCTGGCAAAGCAAAATACGAGCATTTCCGGTACATGAGCGAGTTCTGGGACATTGAGTTTCGGGATTTTCTGAAGCATGTAAGCTGCCGCAAAGTCGGTCCTGCATCAGCAAAGAGTTTCTTTGGTGACAAGAAACAGTTTGAGCGGACCTGCCTTTATAGAAATATTCCCTTCGCCTATCAAGGGATGCGAATTGAAGTTGCTGGGAAGATGGGAACGATCGTAGGAAGCAACAGCAGCTGCAACTTGGATGTTGTGTTCGATGGTCGATGGTACGCGGAGAACTGCCATCCGTGGTGGGAAACACGGTATTTTGATGAAGCTGGCAACGTGATTAAGGACTATCGGGATAGGCAAGTCGGCTGA